GGCCCTTCTCCATGAGAAACAACCCAGGGACCCTCTTATTAACACCAACCCGAGGTTTTCGGCTTTGGTGTGACGTAAGAGCCTACTATCTTCTCGCGAAGGTAGTAAGAAGAGTCTCCAAGCCTTCTCAGCCGAGCGCTCTGACAAAGCGCCACGGCCTAACAAGGCGAAGAGATCGGCAAACAAGCTCCGGGAAAGCCGTAGTATCGGATGGCAGTAACCACCGCGCCTCAAGCTCTCTGAACGACACTGCCGTTTAAAGCGGATAGCATCGAACATTGAGCCAAAAGGAGCGGGGGCTACTTCCGTTCCACGAAGTATGACTCTCTTAGCGAATTCGTACATATCGTGAGATATGAATGTCTTCTGCTCTGAGATATCCACTCCAATCCCAGCCATAATGGCTAGGTACTCCTTCGCGACGGCTTCGTTAGCAATAACGACGTCATCACCTAGGAGAACGTAACCGTCAAAGCGGGATGTCAACCCCGCCTTGGTGGCTGCGTACCTAACCAATAAATGGTGAGTGACACTAAACATAGTCCAGGATAATCCCGGTCTAATATTAGTTCACGCCAAGCGGCCGCGTACTCCACCGGCCCAACCAACGCTGCTAACACGAGCTCCTGTATAACTACGGGAACTCGGTCGGTAGCCGAGGAAAGGTCAATGGAATAATACGGTCCGTGAGTGGGAAGTTTGGATCGGAAGGACCCTTGATTAAAGGTGCAACCCGGTCTTAGGCTCCGCAGGAATCGCATTAGCGAGTCATGCAAAGGCTTGAGAGCGGATTGCGTCCAATAGTCAAGAATAGCAACCACACGACACTTGGCTTCCTTGTCCTTGACTAGTGAAAGTCTTGAAGCGAGGCCTCGAGGCGACAGCGTGTCGCCCGATTTACCTGGTTTCTTGAAATTCGCTAACCAAGCAAGGATGCTGATGGACCGGATTAGCTTCACTCGCTCGACTAACTCATCCCCCCCACGACAAGCAAGTTGCCAATTTGCTTATCAGTGAGGAGGTGAGCGTCTTCGATTGAGCCAATCAGGGCTTGCGCGTTGGGACCAGATTTGGTCGTCACGTGACATCCCTCCCACCGCGGGAGGGGTATCTCCCAAACGTAACTCCTTTACCAGGCCTGCCAGGCTCGCTCCAATTAGTTGGAGATCATAAGAGCCTGTATAGGGCTGAGTAAACAGAGTCACGCCGGGGGATCTCCGGCCAGGTAAGATCCTTTCTCACCTGGGCGGGATCACGCGACAGGAAGAGTTGGTTCAGATAATCTTCCTTAACTGGAAGACCATCCGAATCCAGCTCGACCCCAAATCCTGGTGTCGTACTAAGGGGTGCTCCACTCAGGTGACCGTGGTATGCCAACCGGAGGGCTTTTAGCCATCCGATTGCATCTACAGTCCCCTTCGTGTCGCACCGCTTTTGCACGATGCCAAGCCACGTTGCAAGAAACCCATCGCACATGTTAACCCTTAGGTAGACCTTATTCACGAATGCAACCAGCATCCGGAAGATTGTCAACCCAGGTTTTAGCATGGCGAGTGTTTGTTGTTGTGGTCTTTCCTGGATTCATCTTCGAGGAACGAATCCTCCAGGGCCCCTTTCGGGAGGGATCGACTCCCATAGTCTCGCGACTATGATAAGTGTCAACCTTTCGCTTGGACCAGCCTTGGAGCCGGAACTACGGGTATTAACACTCCCTCGGG